TCTTTTAGAGAAGAACACTCTATGGATCAAGTGGAATGGTTAAAATGGAAATATTATAATCTTAAACCATTTACAACCTCCAATATGTGGAATAGGGATAGAGGAAAGAAATTTCTTATGCCAGATGGTAAGGGAGGCAAAAAATACTATAATATACAAAAAGTATGTGCTATGTCTACAAACACTCACCCATATTTAACTGAACTGCATAATGAGTTTTATGTTGATAGAATTAAAACAGTGCCTTTTGATTTTATAGATAAAAATTTTGACATAATAGCACTTGCGACATTGATCGGTGATGATGGAAATCTATGTGAAAACAGTATCAGATTTTGTACTGATAGCTTTACAAAGAAGGAAGTTTATTTTTTGGCTGATATTTTTTCTAAATTTTATAAGAGTAGGATAACTGTTAGAGAAGAAAAGAAAGATAAGTTCAGAATTATATTTACTGAAGCAAGAAAAGATATTAATTTTTTTAATACAATAAGAGATATATTACCTAAATGTATGCATCATAAAATTACTCCAGTTCTCAACGAACACCAAGTGGCTACTCAATGAGTAGATGGTATGTTCTGAACTGTGTGGAGACACACAGAGGGTAAAAGAAATTTTGCCCCGCCCAAATAAATTTGGGTCTTAAAAGTAACAGATTTGGTGGTTGGCGTGTAATTATGCCAGCAGCAACCTCGGCTTTTAGTGGTAAAGGTCTATTAGGTTCTAGGCCGGCACCAATTTATGAAATTAACCCTACAGCTCAGGGTGCAGGTTATCTGTCAAAAGAGCTAATTAATAAGATGATTGTTGGATTTAAGAGAATCGGTAGAACACTTACAGATCTCTATGTATCGCCAGAAGATGCGGCTGATATTCGTGAATGGACCAATTAAACGATCCCGCTGCTCGGTAACGAGTAGATGAAAAACTAGTGAATTCGGAAGAACTCTCAAATAATTGAGACAATCCCGAGCCAAGTACTGAAAAGTAAAGGTGTAACGACTAAATGGAGGCAACAAATGGCTTATAATGATATAAAAGGTTTAAGAATTACAAAAAATAACGAGTTAATAGTACAATCTAAACATCAAGCTAATGGAGTAATAATTGGTATGATGTTAGGAGACTCTTCAATGAATAGATATTTAGTAACCAGTAAAAAGTTTGAAGGTATGTGTGCTCGTAGAAGAAGTAGGATACAAATGAGCACTTCACATTGCCCTAAGCAATTAGATTACTTGTTATGGAAAGAGTCTATTATTAAATCTTATGTTAAATTTGGGAAGTTAATTACTGATAGAAGTAAACAAGATGATGGATTTATTTATTATAAAAAAACATCATTAGTAGAAAGCTCTAAAAACTTAGTTTATCTTTTTGAAAATTTCTATGCATTAGGCAAAAAAAGAGTGACATCTAAAATTTTAAATAGATTAACAGATTTAGGTTTGAGTATTTTGTTTATGGATGATGGAAGTTTGATTCCTCATTCTTATAGAAAAGATGGTTCTATAAGGGCTTTGAAATTAAGACTACACACCTCAAATTTTACATATAATGAGCATTTAATAATGAAAGAGTATTTTGAAAAAAAATCTATTTATTTTAATATTACTAGAGATAAAAAGTACTATTGTCTGTCAACAGGAAAAAAAGACAGTATAAGTAATTTCGTTAATATAGTTAGTCCTTTTGTAAATTTAGTTGATTGTATGAAATATAAAATTAAGCCGTTTGATGCTTTTGTAAGCGCTAGTTATCCTTATGATGTGTAGGGATAAAGATATAGTCTGATCTGCATGGTGACATGCAGTTAACATTATGCGACACGGATATTGACCCAGTAACTCGTAGAGAAATTTTCCAGGCTTCCGGTATGGGAAGTATTTGGAATGTAACTCTTCACGAACTTCAGCATTTAGGTGCTACCGGTCTTTATAATATTAATGGTAACACTGCAGCTTATGGTAAGTTTATTGCAGATGGTTCCAATGATTATAATGGTTATAGCCTTGATAATCCAAATATTACTAATGCTGATGGTACCGTAGGTACTCTTGGTGAAACCCAGATTCTTGGTTTTGATCACAGTGTTAATGATTCTCTTGTTATGCCTATTCGTAAAGAATATGAAGCTCATGATGATCCAACACTTTTACGTATGCAGAAACAGGGATTTTTTGGATGGGCTGAAATCGGTTTTGCATGCCTTGACAGTAGAATGCTTGGTATGGGTGTTATCGACAGATCACTATAATTATTATGTATATTTTTTGATATAACATATATATAAATGTAACACTAAAAATCAGGGTTACTAAAAAATCCTGATTTTTAGTGTTTACTTATATAAATTAGTGCTTATATTGTAAGTGTTAGTTTATTAATATGTTTATATACGAGGTTATAATATGGTGAGTTATAAAAGTAAGTTATGTGAACTTTGTGGTAAAGAATATAATCCTACAAGCCCAAAACAAAAATATTGTATTGATTGTAAAGATGAGGGTAGAAAGTTAGCAGATCGTAAACGCGATAGAAAACGAAGTAGGGTTAAAAATAATTACAAAAAGTATACAAGAGTATGTCCATCTTGTGGTATGGAATTTACTACATATTATTCTAAAAAGATCTATTGTGGTGATTATGGATGTGATATTAATGATCGTGGTTATACTTTATTATCTGATAAATATGTAAATTCTAAAGAAAAGATACTTTTGAGATGTCCTGAAGGCCATGAGTGGGGAACCACATTTCATAATTTTAGAGATTTAAGTGATAGTACTGGTAATAGGTGTATGGTTTGTTATAGCCAAAATAACTATATATCCAGATTAGAACAAAAAATAAGAGATTTTTTTGAATGTAAACTTCCTGATGTAGAAGTTATATACAACGATAGAACTCAGATAGGCCCTAAAGAACTTGACTTGTATTTACCTAAATATAATTTAGCTATAGAAGTGTGTGGACTTTATTGGCATTCAGACACAGCAAATAATATACATCGTGGGTATCATTATGATAAAATGATCTCATGTAAGCAAAAAGGTATAAGATTAATTACATTGTTTGAGGATGAAATAAATAAAAAATTTGATCTTGTTATATCTAGAATATTACAAGCTATAGGTAGGGTATCTAATCGTATTTATGCCAGAAAATGTGTAGTACATGAAGTACCTAATAAAATAGCTTCTAAATTTTTTGATAAAAATCATCTACAAGGATTTTGTCCCGCCAGAAAGATTTTTGGTTTATACTATAATTGTGAATTAGTAGCTGCTATGTCTGTAGGTAATGTCACTAGAAATCATGCTAATTTAGGAAAAACTTTGGAATTGAAAAGGTTTTGTTCTATTAGTGGTACTACTGTTATAGGCGGGGCAAGTAAATTATTTAAATATGTAGTTTCTTATGCTATAAATAACTCATATGATAACATTAAGTCTTATTGTGATATGAGATATGCAAATATTTTTAATCCTGTTTATGAAATATTAGGGTTTAACTTATTATCAGAGACTAAATATACCCCACATTACTTTAAATCTGGTGTGCGTTATAGAAATATGTCATTACGTAAAACATCTAAAGAACGTCTTACAGGTAAAACTGAATTAGAACTTCGTTTAGAACAAGGTTATAATAGAATATGGGATTGTGGTCATAGAACATACCTATATACATTTAACTAACCATTCTTTATAATAGAGGAGTATAAATTGATATTAGAGCTTATTACTTTAGTAATATTTACAGAAGCTGTAACTGAAATAGTTACTAAATCTGAAATTTTTAGTCCAATAAAAGAGTGGTTTTTTAATAGGCGCAGCAAAAAAGCATTTAATTTTATCCATAATCTACTTGATTGTGGTTATTGTTTTTCAGTATGGGCAAGTTTTTTTGGTTTAATTTTATTAATTACTGAAAATAATTTTGCCTATTTTTTTATAACAGGAGTCGTTGTACATCGTTTGTCCAATTTTTTTCACTTTGTATTAGATAGAGTTCGTGGATGAAAGAATAATTTATAGGAAAAGGGAAATATAATTAGAAAAGGAGAGTAAAATGAATGGATATGTAAAAAATATATCACCAGAATGGGTCTATGCTATGAAAAGAGCTATTAGACCTGGTGGTGAAGTTCCGCTTGATGAATTATATGAGCAGTATGGTAAGAAGTATAATATGGAGCCAGACGATGAGTTTATTAATTGGCTTACAAATGTAAAACTGAAGAATGTTAATAAATGGAAGATAGTCTTTGATACTAATGCTAAATCCGAAGCTGTTGAAAAAGAAAAAGAAGGTAATAAGAAAACAAGTAATTCTAGTGTTACACCTATGGTTTCTAAAGGTATGCAGGTGGAGGATATTGTTAATTTGACAGTTCGGAAAGCTCGTGAAGAATTACCAAAGATTACTGATTTAAATTTACTTAAATATTCTTTACAAGAGGCTAACCAGTTGTCTAATAAAGATAGTTTATGTAGAATTATTCGAAAAAGAATAAAGGAATTACAGATTTCAAGGTAATTTGATTCTCACTCTAGTGAGATTTAATTGCACCGATATGTAATTTGGGTGGTTAAAACATGATTATATTAAGAAAAAAGAGTACTAACCATGTTGAAAAAATCATACAGCCCCGGCAAACGGGGCAATTCTTTGATTTAGATTTAAGTGGGAATGAAGCTTATGACTGGAATATTAAAATACGGTGTATGGGGAAATCCAGTATAACTAAAATTACCAGTCTGTATAACGACGACTTTATAGAATCTACTAAGTATGCTTTTTTGGGGTTTTTGGCCGGCGCAGAAGAGATAGTTATACATGAAGAAAATATTTATGACCTCGCAAAATCACATAGACCTTATAATGTATCAGTAGAGGATGTAATCAGAACAACTGATGATATAGATAGAACTCCTTCACAAATAGCACGTAAAGTTCCGCTAGGTAAAACAGATTACATTATAACAAAAATAAAATCAGATGAGGATAATAATTGGGAAAATCCAATTAGCGAAGGTATTAGTTATGCTCATTATGTGTCTGAAGATCAAGATCTGCCTTACATGATGGGTGGTGAATTCTAATGGATATTTGATCGTTAGTAGCAAATGGGTATAATTTATGGACAACTACATTCGATTGCCCAGATTTAGAAACTGTTTCTTATATTTGGAATGGTACTGGGGAAGCTGATATTTATGGTGACTGGGTTCATTCTGGAGAAGGTGTTGAGACCCCAGTAGCTATGTACCGTGGAACTAATGGTATGTCTGTAATTGATGTGGATAATGATACAGAAATGGTTTTTACAAATAATACTTTGAAGTACCTTGATAATTTTGATTTTCTTTCTTTTTGGGTTAATATAAGAACATGGAAATCTGGTAGGGATTTTGTAATAAAGCTTGAAAACTCTAGTGGTGGATCAAGTAATGCACTTAAAATGGCCAATTATATTGATTATTCTAATATTTTAGATTGGTAAAGGGTTGTAATACCGTTACATGTATTTAATATGAATTCAGAAGCTATTGACATTGTTAGATTCATATTAACTAAACATTTAGATTTTTGGATGGATGAATTAATGCTTACACTGGGTTCATCTATCATTATACCTGTTGGTAAACCTGATATGGGGACACAGGGTGTTGGAAATAAAACAATGAGGACTAATGTGAATATATCTTCTACACCTAAAGTTAAGGCTAAAATAGTAGATAATTTTCCAGGTCCTATTAATCTATAAGGTGGTGAGGATATGATAGGTTTAAATTTTACAGTAGAGAACATAAGTACAATAATACAGGTTTATGATCAAATACAAATTATAAAATATACCGGTGATGAGGCTGATCAGCCAGATACTCCAGTAGGTAGTATAGCCAGTTTAACTGAATGGGTTACTGTATCTGGAACTACTGGTTATCCAGTACCAGTAGATTTAGTAGCTGGTGTAAGTAATTATCAGACCTATGATTATGATGGTGATTATAGTGATTGGTATAGTTCTAGGTATTATAGTACTTCTACTGGTTCTTATAGTGGTTGGTCAGATCCTATATTAGGGGAAACTGGTGATTTATATTATGATCCTATATTTCCACCAGAGGTAGAGTATGGTACAGCTGATCAGAGAATAATTGATAGAATAAGGCTCTATATTGGAGATCCTTTGGGGCTTAGAAGAGAGTATGGAGAAGAGGCACTGTCCTCTATTCATCCTGACGGAAGGACTTATGAAATGGATGAAAAGGGATGGCCTGCTTATATAACTATGGGTGGTAAGACCTTCACAGATACTTTAAATCCTGCAGTTAATGGTTACAAATTATTAAAGTTTAATGAATTTATAGATACTACTTGTACTATATGTTCTGGTATAACAAATTTGTGTGGGGATAGTGAAATTAAAGAAGTGGAACATGGAGTCGATGTCTATTATTATACTTTTCGCCATTCTGATAGGGAGATAATGGAATCATATGATAACTGTCCTCCTCCTGTTGGATTGACTGAAACTACAGCTACATCTAGCGCATATATGTTACAGACAGCGATAGATTTGATTAGAAAAGAGTTATTGGAAGATGCTGCAGAGGATGGGGCACGTATTGTAGATGACCGAACGTCTTATGATCCTTCGTCGGGCCAAAAGATAAGAAAGGCTATTTTAGATGATTTAATAAAACAATTAAGAGATTTAGTTAATTCACTTAAAATGAACGGCATCACCGGAGTTCTTATAGATTAGTATAAGTTATATATAATATTAATAGGAGTCAATATGAGAGGAAGAATTAGTTTTAAAACTAAAGAAAGATACAGAAAATCTATGCGGGATGTTATTAAAGGTCTTGGTAGGAAAGTTTTAGTTTATAAACAACCTATAAAGAATGAGTGTGCTAATTGCTTCTTTGATAAATTTACTGGTACTTCTTCTGGAAAATGTAAATGGTCTTATAACCAAGCTAAAGATAAGCAGGCTGAATATGAGGCATCTGGTGGAACAGATCTGCGTTATAAATACTTTAGGGCTGGCCGTTGCCCAATATGTAGAGGACAGGGTTATATAGAAATACCTAGGAAGGTTTGGGTGGACTGTATTGTTACTTGGAATCCTAGTGAAGATAGTGCTAATAATTTAACTTTTACACCAGCGGGTACTGAAGGTTCTACTGTAGTTAGATTAAAAACTGATCCCAAATATTTTGACATATTTAAGAACTGTGATAAGCTTGAGATTGATGGTATAGAGTGTAAGTTGTCTAAACCACCCACTGTTAGAGGGCTAGGTAATCAAACTACTTTAATAATTGTAGCCTTTACTACTGAAAAGCCTCAATTAGATAGTGGTGAGGTAATCAAAGAGTATTAATGGGTGTTGAAAGTAAAATAAAAAAGATGGCTAAAGACATTGATGCTTTTGTATTAGAGGCATTAAAAGAAGTATTGAATGAAGAGGTAGAGAATATTAAGTATTTAATTATGGATGGCTTTAATCTTTTATCGGCCATGGTAACTAATCCAGATAGTAAAACAGATCCTATATTATATAGCAGGAAATTTGAAGATAGAATTGAGAATTTTAATTATATAGAGGTTGGAGAAAATAGTGTAAAAATACACACACCTGATATGGAAAATTTTGATTTTTCTGAATTAGAAATTGTAGAACAGATATTAGAAGGTACAGTAGGGGTGTTTGTTGAAATATCACAAGAGAATATGGAAAAAATTACCGGTAAGACTGTAGTAAATAATAAACCAGTAGATCCATCAGTTCCTAAAAAGGATAGAATATATTTAGAAAGATATACTCCAAAGGTTAGACAGAAAGAAAAAGAGGTTCTTGAAAAGAAACTAGTTAGATTTCCTTTTTCAAACACACCCCCTTTATATGGGAGGGTTTTTGGTCCGGCAGAAGAGTATGTAAGTGATAATATCGAATTTTGGTCAGATGAGGCCTTAAGAAAAGGTAGAAGCAAAATGTTAGATTATTATAAGGGGGTAAGATGATGCAATCATTGAGGAAGGAAGATTTAAGTTTATCTCATCATATAAAACACACCGCACTTAGAGATTTTATTGAAAAAGAAGAACAGGTGCCTCTACAATTGATGTCTAATATGTCTTGTACTGGTACATATGTCTATGAAGCTATTACTTCTACCTTACCTAGTCCTACAGATAGGGGAAGGGGTTGGGTTTATTTTGATTGCCCACAATATGATGAGTACGGTGATTGTATTTATTCATTACCGACTTGTAATCCTGAATTTGTTATGGTTTCAGGTACTGATGCACATGGTGCATCTTGTATAGGTACTCCAGAGCAATCGGAAAGAGTTATAGTTTATGACAGTAACTTACAAACAATTTCAGGGGTTCCATATGTAATAGATTATCTTGATGGTAGGGTTGTTTTGGCTACTAATTCAGTGATACCTAAATATGTTGATTATTATTGGAATTATGTAAGTGTTGTCGATGAATGGGCAGCTATAGAAGCTTCAGATCCACCAGTAGTTGTAATAGATATGTTTGGAACTGATAAAGATGGTTATCAGTTTGGCGGGGGAAAGAAGGTTAATAGAAAAGTTGATATACATGTATTTGCATCTAATACATCTGAAAGAAATGATCTTGTAGAAGCCATACATGATAGTTTATATAATAAGAGTGCCCCAATTTATGAATTTCCTACAGGTGATGTTTTAGATTTTGATGGGACTTTTTATGGTAGAAAAGATAATCCAAATAAACTAACCTCTCTATTTAATAGAACGACATTAAATAATACAAGTGTCACACACGGAGGAATGATGTTTCAAAAAGTTTCTTCTAGGCACGTTAATTTACCTCTGGTTATGTCGTTAAGTAGGAATGAAGTCATGTTGAGTGACTTAAATGCGTACAGATCTAGAATATCTTTTGAAGTAGAAATATATACAAGGAAATAATATGCCAGCAAAACTGACTATTGAAAAGGTAAGGAAAGAATTTAAGGATAAGGGTTTTGAGTTGATTACTGATACTTATATCAATTCAAGGCAGTTATTTAGATTCAAATGTAGTTGTGGTAATGAGTCTCAAATGAGACTTGATCACTTAAGACAAGGAGTCAAATGTGCTTATTGTTCTGGGAATAAAAAACTAACAATAGAACATGTTAGGAAAGAACTGCTTAAAGAGGGATATACATTAGACAGTACTACTTATACTAATAGTGCTACTAAATTTAATTATACTTGCCCAAAAGGGCATAAAGGTAGTATTAATTGGAATAATTGGGGCATAGGTCATAGATGTTCAGTGTGCTTTGGTACTAGTAAATACTCTACTGATTATATAAAAGAAAATTTGGCGGAAGAAGGATATCAACTTATTGATAAAGAGTATTTAGGTAATAAATATAAATTAACACTTATTTGTCCCAACAAACATGAATATAAAGTGTCTTGGGATAATTGGAAAAGTAAAGGATCAAGATGCCCTAAATGTAACGAGATAGGAATTTCAAAACCAGAAAAAGAAATTCAGGATTTCTTAAAGAGTTTCGATATTAGTTTTAGAACTAATGATAGACTTTTAATTAAACCATATGAATTAGATATAGTAATTCCTTCTAAAAAGATAGCTATTGAATACTGTGGTTTATACTGGCATTCCGAAATTTTAGGTAAGGATAGAAAATATCATTCACTTAAATTAGATAAATGTTTAGAGAGGGGCTACAAATTAATAACTATTTTTGAAGATGAATGGTTGAGTAAAACTGAAATAGTTAAAAATAGATTAAGAAATCTTTTATTTGATTATAATAATCTAACTACAGTATATGCAAGAAACTGTGTTGTTAAAGAAATAAGTAGTAAAGTAGCAAAAGAGTTTTGTATTGATAATCATATACAAGGCTATGCTATTAGTAATACAAGATTAGGTTTATTTTTAAAGGATGAATTAGTATCAGTTATGACATTTGCTAAACCATCATTAAGTAAAGGACAGAAGACTAGTAAAGAATATGTATGGGAATTATCTAGGTTTTGTTCTAAATCAGGTTTTAGGGTTATTGGTGGAGCATCGAAACTCTTGAAATATTTTGAGAGGAATTATGACTGGTCAGAGATTTTTTCATATGCTGATAGAAGATGGTCTGATGGTAATTTATATGATAAGTTGGGGTTTGACTATATTAATACTACTAAACCTAATTACTGGTATTTTAAAAATAATACTAAAAGATATCATCGTTTTTCTTTAAGGAAAACAAAAGAAGACATTAAAGAAATGACAGAATGGGAAATTAGAAAATCACAAAATTGGAATAGAATCTGGGATTGTGGAAATTTAAAATTTAATAAGACAAAGGAAAGGTTTGCCTGACGATATCGACGCCTCATCATATCAAGGGCAAATAAGGAAGTTTTATACCAACCTGAGTGCTATTTAAAATTGACAGGAGGAAATAAAAAATATGGCACGTAACAGAATAATTTATGCATCACAAAGTGTTTGGGTAAATGGTGAGGTACTTTACAGAGTTCAGTCTCTTGGTACTACAACTTCATTTACTAGCGAGGACATAGACTTGAATGTGTCCCCTATTCGGTAACGATAGGAAAAAAATCTGGCTATATGCTGGAAACCCCTTAGAGCCTAACTACTACAACGTAATCAGAAACGATAAGCGTGAATGTTTGAAAAATGTTAGGATTGGGCAATCAGCAGGGAAGTTTCCTTTAATATGGAAACCCCTCAACGACTACACGCCGGACCCCTTAATTAGGGTGATGATATAGTCTGAACTCATAGGAGACTATGAGAGGGGAGGTTGAAGTACCACCCCCGCCTAACAGGTAAAGCTGAGGTCTTTACAAGTAACAGATGTGATTCGAGCTTGGTCAAAGTGGCCCTTCATATCAGTAATGATATGTTGAAACTCCTCTAATTGCTGGAACTCCCTAACATGTAGAGATGAGGGTAATCAGCAGCGAAGCCTTAATATTTTAAGGAACGTTCAACGACTAGGCGAAAGCCGTAGGTTCTAAGTGGAATCGAAACGGGGAGGTTCCTAGTGTAATAGGAACTTGATATAGTCTGAACTTATAAGAAATTATAAGCCACATAGGTGGGAGCAAAAGTAACGATTTTGCTTTAACAAAATGCATCTCGATATTATCGACGTAGTGGACGATGTCAGGTAGGCATCCTTATTAGGTAACTAATATGTAAAATTTCACGATATGCTGGAAACTCTCGTTAAGCTTTAGGTACTAGCCTTAAGGCAGTGAAAATCTTAAAGATAGAGACAATCAGCAGGAAACCTTTTATAGGGTTCCTCAACGACTGATGTGTGAAACCCCTTAAATAAGGGTGATGATACAGTCTGAACTTGGCGGAGACGCCAAGAGGGAGTGCCGAAGAGCCTCCCCGCCTAACAGGTAAAGCTGAGGTCTTTATAAGTAACAGTATGCCCTGCAGTAAGTGTAACACTAAATACCAATGATTTTGGTGATGTAAAAACTCTTGCAGTACTTGCACAAGTAGCTCCAGCGAAAATTATGATGGACGCTACCGCTACTTCAAGTAATGCTAACTTGGTTGCCGGTGGGAGCACCTATTTACATGGTGTAGCTCTCGCAGATTTTGCGGTAACTTGTGGTAACCTTACTGGGGTTACGCTTTGGGCTCCAGTACAGGACGAATGTTCTATTGGTACATTGGCTGACAATATTGATCAAACTATGTTTCTTGATGAAGTTTATATCAACAGTTTTGAACTTAGTTATTCAACTGGAGCTAATGCTACTGAGAACTACGGAGCAGAAACAGATAATAAGATGTGGTTATTGAATGATGGACGTTTTGTTAATTATCAGGAAATTACCGTTTCTGGTGGCGCAACTTCTGCTACTTTGGATTTAGCAGATGACAAAGATGTAGCTGTACTTACAGCTGGTATTGGTTTCTTGAGAAAAGATACTAATGGTGCCCCTGCGGTAACTTGGTGGGATTCCAGTGAAAACGAGGTGGAGAATGTTGAAATTGCAGTTGGTTCTACTTCTACAGTTGATACTTATGTTTATCACGACACTGGTACAGGACATACTATTTATTTCCCGACCGGGGCAAAAGCTCCAGCTGATGGAGATAAAATTCAGTTAGTCTATTCTGCTGATGCTTATGCTGGCTCAATGAATAAATATTTTACACCTCTAGAAGAACCTACTGAAAGACCAGATAGTGTAGGTGCTTTAAGACAGGGTCAGGTAGAAGTTTATATTGTAGATCCAGATTCTGCAGCTACTGATTATACAAATGCTTGGCGCTTAACCAGTGCCTCCATTTCTGCAGATCTTACTCGTGAGCCACTTGCAGAACTTGGTCATTTAGGTCCTTATGATAGACCGTTAACTCTACCTATCCCAATTACTATGAGTGTTGATTCTACTGCTGGTGATTTGGAAAACTGGGCAAAGTTTGCAGGACTTCTAGATGATTACCAGGCAGAAACAGTAGATGACATCGATCTTGCTGATCTTATGAACAAAAGTAATCTAATTTTGGTTGCTAAGGTTTTTCAGCAGACTGATGAGGAAGCTGGCGGAACCCACGATAATCGTAAGGTTCTTACTGGTTCAGAACTAGATGGTGAGGAGTATTTCCTTGATGGTGCAATGTCTACCTATTCAGGTGGAGACACTGAGAGAGCTCTAAAAACTGTTGTTGTTAAGAATCTAAAAATCACTGACGAAGGTATGACTTTGGATGTAGGCTCTAATGCTACCCAGACCTTTGGTTTTAGATCCACTAATGATCTATTTGTAATTAAAGGTGATGTTTCTTACGCCACTGTTAAATCTAGTATTGTACGTAACGTTTAAAACATATAAGGGGGGGGAAATTTTCCCCTCCCATTTATGTAACTTAATAATAGATATAAAGGAAGGTAGTAAAAGGGATATGGAAAATAAATGTACTGAAAATAGCAGAAAAAAATTAACGGCACTTATTAAGAAAGAAGTGACTAGGATGATGGAACAATCATTGGATTTTGCTCATGTGGCTTGCCCGCCGGATAACTTCAAGCAGCTAAGATCGAAGATTTTAAGGGCAGGAAACAATTGTATGAGAAGTTTAGAAAGAGACCTCGATGATTTTGAGGTTAATTATACCAGAGTAACCGAAGAGGTTATTGAATTTAGAAATTAATGGAAAAGGAGAAAAGTAATATGGTTGAAGTAAATGAAGATAGGAGAAGTTTTGTTGGTCCAGATGAGGAGACAGAGTATTTTATTAGTACTCCCAGTGCTGAAGATATTAGAGGTGCAGATTGGCAATATAGTAAAACCTATACCAGATGTTTAAATGAAGGTATTGTTACTAGTGCTGAAATGACTGACATTCTGAAAAGAAGAGGAATTATTGGTAACGATTACAATATGAGGGTACGTGAATTACAGAATGAGCTCAATAGAAGAATTTTGGCTTTAAATGATTCTACTGATAATGAAAACAAAGCTGATTTAGCAGTTCAGGTAGCTGAATGTAGAGAAGAGCTTTTTCAATGGAATCAACGATTAAGTGGACCTATGTCTAATACTTGTGAACAGATATCAGACGATGCCCGTTTAGAATATTTAACTGCTTGTATTATTGAAGATAAAGAGGGGAATCGGGTTTGGCCAGAATATGAAGATTTTTTGGCTGTGAAAGATCAATCCCTTTCTATGAAAGCTAGATATGAAGTTATGCTTTTCTTACAAGGGTACTCTTCTGATTTCTTGGAACAAACACCAGAAGCACGGGCTATGAAAGAGATAGAGGCTGAGATTATTTCAAAAGCTGCACAAGAAGCTGCTGACGAATTGGAAGAGGAAGATAAAGCTAAAAAGGAAGATATTGATTCAGAACCATCTTCTGAAGAAAAACCAATTGCAGATGAAAAACCTGCAGTTGTTAAAAATAAACCTGCAGCTAGTAAAAAGAAAACTAAGTCTAAAAAGCCAGAAAAGAGTAAAGATTCTAAAGGTTAAAAAATGCTACTTAATGAGGATGAAGTAGAGAAATATTTAATTAATATAAGCTCGGGCAAAAAATTGGTTTGTATAGATAATAAGTTTCTTACTTTTAAGTATCCTGATAATTTAGTAAAGCAAAAAGCAGAAATTATATATGATAATGAACTAGAGGAGGCCGTTAAAGGCGGCCTCCTTCTTAAAAAGGATTTACAAAAATTAATTGATGTTAGGGAACTTTTTTCAGAGGATGATCAGAAGAAACTTAATAGATTAGAATCTAAATTAGAAGGGCAAAAAGTTCTTTTAGCTAAAACTACAGTAGTTAAGGCTAATCAAGAAAGAATAAAGAAAATAATAAATGAAATACAGACAGAGATAAATGAGTTAAATTTTAAGAAATCATCTAAATTATCAATGTCTGCTGAAGTAAGGGCAAATGAAGAAAGATCATTATTTCTTTGTTGGGCTTGTACATTTAATGAAAATGATGAGCTTTATTGGCCAGATTTTAAATCATTTAAGTGTACAAAAGATATAAATCATAGGGATAAAATTCTTACCGATTTTTTGAAGTTTTATTTTGGCTTACCGACAAATATTGTAAGATTTATCGCAAGAAATAATCTATGGAGAATAAGGTACGTCAGCAGTCAAAAAGTTTCAGATCCTCTATTTGGGGTACCTACTTCTGAATATACTTCTGACATGTTGAGTTTAGCTTATTGGTCTAATTATTATGATAATATTTATCAGATGATGCCTGAAGACAGACCAAGTGATTTGGTTATAGAAGACGATCAATCTCTTGACGCATATATGAAATCATATTATGAGGAAAGGAACAGGGAGGATGCGTCCAGGAGAAGTAAGAAAAAATCAACTGGCAAATTGTCAGCATTTGATCAGGAAGAAGTAATTGTTACTGCTTCTAATGAATTATATCAAGATATCGAATATAGTACTCCAAGAGAGTCTCAAAGAATTAAAGATAGAATTGATATAAAAAAGAAGGTTAAGCGGGGATAGGGTTTTACATTTTTTGAATTAAAGGATTAAATATATGCAATGTATATTATAAACTAGGAGGGTACAATCTTGGCTACCAATGAAATTGTTGTAAAACACAACATAAATTCTGCAAACACAACTGGGGGTAGATCTCCAGAAATCTCAAATAATAATAATTTTAAACAAATGCTTGCTTCTTTAGAGAAGATGTTTTCAGGTCTTCCAAAGGAGATAGCTAAAGATATAACTCGTGCTATTATGCCTGAAGTGGTGAGACTTGTATCCAAGAGTATTGGTACGTCTTCAGGTGGAGCTACTGGTGTATCTAAAGCTGATATTACTAATTTGGTATCTACTGTGGCTAAAGAAGCAGCTAGACAGGCTACTAGCCATTTAGAGAAATCAGCCAAGTATGGTACTTCTACAGGAAATGCTGGAAGGCAACCAAATATTGCTTCTTTTTATGCTAGTATGGATAAGCGTGTTGAGAGTATAATGAGTTCCCAATTATCTTCTCTTAAACAAAAAGGTATAAAATTAGAGTCTTCTACTGAAAAGGCTATTATAGCTTTAGCTCAACAAGCTACACGCTCATCAATACCAAATGATTTCACTTCAGCTGTCAAGGAGATGTCGTCTGCTGTAAAGACTTTAGGTGCTTCTGGGTCTGAGATACATAAGGCTATTAAGGCTATTGGAAACCTTCGTACTAGTGGTGGCGGTTTAGATTTTAAAGAGCTGATACCTTATCTTTCAAATACAAAAAATATTGGTAAAGATTTAAAAAATACTCATGAGGCAGTAAAGAAAGTTTCTTCAGCCATTGAAAAATTACCCAGTGATTATAGGAAAAGTTTTTCTGATGTACTTACTGAATTAAAATCTTTAACTGCTGAAATTAAAAAAGGTTTGGTTGCTAAAGTTAGTCAGACAAGGGCTAAAGCCCAAGACGACCCACAGAAATTTGCTACTGCAATAGCTAATCAACTTAAGAAAGCTCTTGATTCCAGTCCTGCCCTTCAAAATACTCAGTTGGCCAAAGCTGTTGATAAAATGGTTAATGGGGTAGCTGATATTTCTTCATTACAAAAAGCTATTAGTAAATTTTCTTCTGAATTGGCCCAAATTAAAGGTGCAGATCCTAAAAATATTAGAAGTGTAGAACAGGCCATTGATAAGATGGAAAAAGTTTTGATAGCAGCCTCTAAAATAACTATTGATGGTGGTGCTATTAAGAGCAAACAGTGGAAGAAATATGTAGATCAGTTTGACTCAATGATATCTAAAATGTCGGACGCTATAGTTAAAGTTAGACTTGTGTTTGATGATTCTGGTGTTCTTAAAGCCATGGCCGAATTTAAAGACAAAGAGTTCAAGGTTACTGCTAAAGCGGATACAAAAGAAGCTAAGAAAAAAATTGATAGTGATATAACTGATAGAGAGGTAAAAGCTGTTGTTGTAGCTGATACTGGGGCTGCAGAAAAAGATATAGATAAAGCGACTAAGGACAGAACTACTAAATTAATTTTAGAAGCTAAAACCAAAGAATCTAAATCTGTAGCAGGTATCGACAAAAGAATAGAGAATATAGAAAAAGCGCTTGATAATTTTTTCACTGTCCTTGGTAAATACTCTTCTGATAGAAAGAGCCTTGAATCTAATATTCAAGGTAAAAAATATTATAAAGGGAATTTAAATGATTTAAGTGCAACTATGCAAGGAGACTACAAGTCTCTATTTGATGAATTTAGTAAAGAAGTAAAATCACGTAATTATGGTTATTTAAAACCTAGGATTCAACGGGAAATGGCCCCTGTGCATTCTTCCGAAAATTATCAGCATTTTCCTAAAGAAGTACAAAAAGCTTTCGAATTACTCAATTCTGCATTAGAGGAAGCTCCTCAAAGACTTCTTAATAAAGTTTCTAAAAAGAGTACTTCATCTGATAAGGAGCTTGTTAATGCTCTTAAAGACTTGAAGAAAGAATTAAAAAATATTGGGGTAGCATCTGATAATTCTGATATAGTTAGAGAGGTTAAGTCTTATGGGGCTTCGCTACTAAGTAAATTAGAGGCCGCAGGTAAAGATGTTGAATCTTTAAAATCAATAATTAGGAAGGAAGGTGGGATCACAAATTATGATGGCCAACTTTTTTCTTCTTATGTTAGTGATGGCGTAAAAAATGCTATTTCTTCTGTAAGAGATATAGTAGAAACTAGATCTACTGATAGTAGTAAGGCTGCAAGCAAAGAAGCTAAACGTATTAAAGACGGTATTAAAGAAACTGCTAATAATTTTACTGAGGCCTCTAGGATTATTGCTGATTCCACAGAGAAACTGAAGAAACAAGCTGGAAGGTCTGGTGTTGGGGATGGTATGGCCTCTAAAGGTGGTCTACCACAAGGTCTACCTTCTGGTTCTCCTTTATTTAATACAAAAACACAAGGTAGTAACTATTATAATTATGGTAAGCAACTTATTAATCCAAATATGTCAGGGATAAGTTCTAGAGATGGTGAAGTTACTACAAAAGGCGGAGAGGAAATTAGAAAGGTTGTTAGTGAGAATGTTAAAGGTCTTTCTAAATCTTTATTTGAATTACAGCAATATATAGTTGATACCCTTGATAAAGAGCTTAAAGCTTCACACAATAAGATTGGCGGAAATGAGTGGAAAATAGTAAGAGATCATGCTAAACAGAATATTAATGAATATTTCAAAATAGCTTCTGGTTATAATAAAAAAATGTCTGGTAAACAATGGACTTTGCAAATCGCAGACATTGACAGGCTGAGGAGGACAGTCGGTGATTTTGATCCAAAAAGCACACCTACATCTTTAATAAAACAATTTAAAGAGCAGAATTTTAGAAATCTAGTTTCTAAAAACGAACAACGTTTGCCCGAAGCAATTAGTGGTTGGATGAAGAGGTTTTCTGAAGCCGAGATTAAATCCTGGGATAATTTACCGGAACTTGTAGTTAAAAAACTAGCTAGAATAAAGAGAACTACTGATACTGGTCCCGGAATTTCTGAAAAGATGTTAAATGCTGTTACAGAGTTGGGCCAAGATCAGTTAAAAAGTATCTATAAGCAAACCATTAGTGAAATAGATTCAATTCAAAAATTAACTGGTGGATGGACAGAACAAAATGGTGTGGATCAAAGTCCTCTTGTTAGGAATGTATCATTACCTGCTGCCAGATTAAACCCTACAGGTGCAGCAACATTTGAAACAGCACAAGGTAGCCAAAGAGTAATACCTAAATTTGCTGTTTATAAGACTGGTTTTGAAGAGCTTTATGAGAAACTGCATGAATCTGGTAACTTAAAATTAGATAAAAAATATGCTGAAACTATTAAATCTGGAGGAATACGTCCAGATCCTTCCCAATTTACAGAATTTAATAATTTAGCTGAAAACATGTTAAGAGATCTGGCTTCGGCCCCAGGTAAAGAGGATGAGGCGCTTGGTTTTATTAAAGGCCAGTATAGGAAAGCTTCAAAGATTAGAGGGGCTGAACTAAAGAAAACAGGCCAAATAGATGATATAAGTGCTTTTAATAAACAAATTGAGGATGCATTTTCAAAAACCCATGGTGGTTTAGATAATTTTATGGAAGCAATGGAAAATGTTGGGGTTTCGGCCTACGATGTTGCTAAAAGCATGGAGAAAGTAGAATTTAAAGATATATATCAGATGTTCAAAAAGTTAATATCTGGTGCTGGAGATCCTAAAAGTAGTCCTTTAGTAGCATTAGCTGCTAATCCAAGTTATGATAGAAATATACGTGATTACGAAACTTACATGCGTAAATTAGTAGGTACAATTCCTATAGCTGATCCTAAAAAACCACGTAGATATGCTCATCAAGAACGTGTTATTAATCTCATGTCTATGGCTTCTCCAATATTTGAAGGTGGAAAAGGTGAAGGCTCAGGGGCTTCTGATTTTACTTCAGATCAACAGAAAGAGTTTATTAGAGATCTTAATCTTTCTTTGAGAGACTTTATCAAAAATAATGAGGTATTGGGTGAAACTCGTGGCCTTCCTAAACATATAAAGAATATTTCTAGTTTAGGGGTTCCTGAAGCTCAGGCAGCAACTCTAGATGAATATAGAAAAACTGCTAGAAATGAAGATACTAAATATTTAGGTACTTTTAATGCTACTAATTTAAAAATGTATACTGATAATCTTGCTGAAATATCTCCTTTTGGGGCACAATTTCAGCAATTAGGGCGTAATATCGCTAGTACAACAAATGCTATGTCGGCTTTTAAAGTCGGTATGGAGAGTACTGATTTTCCAAAATTAAGATCAGAAAAAGAAGACTCATTAATTTCTTCTGGCCGATATGGGGGAGAGGGTTATGGTTTTAATGTTATTGCTGAATTAAGAAACACAGCCAGTACTTTTGAAGATCAGATACTTGTTTCAGGTAAATTAGCGGATGTTATGACTGAATCTGTTAAGACTATTGTAGGTCCTGATGGGTTAGGTAGGTTGGGGGATCTGGCAAATTCAGGTCTTCTTGATAATCTTGATACTGCTGCGGTATCTAATATAGAAGCAAAAAAGCTAGTTAAATTAGTTGGTGATGCTGATAGAGTTTTTCAGGAAGTTCTTGGTGTTAAGTCTGAATATAAAGGGAGAGCTGATGAGGCTCTTATAAAAGATGTAGGTAAGATGATTACTGTAGTGAGAGGTAAAGAACTTAATGTTCAGACTGCTAAACTAGCTGAAACTTTTTTGAATTACTATGGTAGAAAATTTACTACCAGATTT